GACCTATAGCATTATCTTTAACGGTTTTAGTGTCACCCTTAAGTGTGGCACCAGCTATGTTTATAGCTTGTGATGCAATTTCCGATTTAAACTTTCCGCTTGGCTTCTTGCTGGTGAATTTAATCACGTGGCTTCTAGTTGCGTCTGTTCCCAAGTTTCGAGGATACTTCAAACCTTCGAAATCGAATTTATTTCCATACAGTAACTGAAGGGGACCATTGATGGTGCCTGGTACTGAAATACCTGCTATTGAGGTGGGGATAGATATTGGCATGGTTTTTTGTTATTTTAGGAAGGTAATATACATATTTATATGGCATACTCAGGCAAATTCAAACCGAGGAACCCACAAAAGTATCGTGGAGACTCAACAAACATCATTTATCGCTCAACTTGGGAATGCCGAGTGATGAATTGGCTCGACATGAACGATACCATTCTGGAATGGGGTTCTGAGGAGTTCTCTATACCATACAAATCTCCGGTAGATAACCGTGTTCACCGTTATTTTCCTGATTTTTACGTGAAAGTTAAGCAAAAAGATGATACAATCCGAGTGATGATTATCGAAGTAAAACCAGCAAAACAGACTAAACCACCAGAGAAAAAGAAAAAAGTCACAAAACAATATATCCAAGAAGTGGTTACTTGGGGTATAAATGAAGCAAAATGGAAAGCCGCAACCGAGTTCTGTTTGGACCGTGGATGGGCTTTCAAAGTATTAACAGAGTATGATTTAGGATTAAAATGATTAGATTACATGTGTTGTCGGTTCCACATACGGCATCGACAAAAGAGTATACGGTTTGTGCGTTTACTCAAAAGGTGATTAACTTTTGCAAAATGTACAAAGACATGGGTATGCATGTCATACATTATGGTCGTGAAGACTCGGACGTTATTTGTGATGAACATGTCACAGTCACCACACGTGCATTGAATGAGAAGGTTTACGGTATATATGACTGGAAGAACCAAGGATTGAAATATGACCAGCGAGATGAAGTTTTCAAAACCTTCAACGAAAACTGTATCAAAGAGATTGAGAAACGAAAACAACCGCATGATATCATTCTCTGCTTCTTTGGTCTTGCACAGAAGCCAGTGTGTGATGCACATTCAGATTTGATTTGTGTTGAGCCGTCTATCGGTTACCCATCATCCTTTGCACCATACAAAGTGTATGAATCATATGCAGTGATGCACGGTCTACAGGGTCCAGACAAAGTTGCAACTGCTGAGTATAAATTTTATGATGTTGCTATTCCATCAGGTTTCGACCTGTCTGAGTTTGAATTCAGAGAAAAGAAAGAAGATTATTTCTTGATGTGTGGTCGCATGGTCTGGTCAAAAGGTGTTGACATTGCGGCTCAAGTGTGTGAACAACTTGGTGTGAAGTTGGTGTTGGCTGGCACCAGTTTTGGTCCGAATGATTGTAATCTTGGTGATACATGGCCTGCACACGTAGAGTATGTCGGTTACGCTGACGTAGAGAAACGTAAGAAACTTATGTCTGGCGCTAAAGGTCTATTCTGTCCAACAATCTACAATGAGCCGTTTGGTTACGTAGCAATCGAGGCTATGCTTTCTGGAACACCAGTCATCACAGTAGATTGGGGTGCATTCACTGAAACAGTACAACACGGAGTTACTGGCTTCCGTTGCCGTACATTTGAACAATTCGTATGGGCGGCTAAGAATATTGACACAATCTCACCACATGCATGTCGTGAATGGGCTGAGAAGAACTATAATTTCAAGAAGGTTGGTTCAATGTACAAAGAGTATTTTGAATCGATTATCAATTTGTCGAAGGGTTCCGGTTGGTACACAAGAAACGATGAACGAAAAGAGTTGGAATGGCTCACAAAAACACAACCCACAGAACCAAAAACATTCAAGCAAATTCTAAATCAGTATAACTCGATTAAAAAAGGCAATGTGCATTTTTTGCAGATTGGTGCCATGGACGGTGTGAAGCATGATGACTTGTATCCGTATGTAATGAGTTACAATTGGACTGGTGTTCTGGTCGAACCCCTGCCAGATATGTTTGAGAAGTTGGTCGAAAACTATACACTCAAAGATGGTCTGAAATTCGAAAACTCTGCTATTGCTAACTCCGAAACTGTCACGATGTATCGTGTTCCAACAGAAAAGATTGGAACTGATGGCATTCCAGATTGGGCTGAAGGATGCTCAACAATGGTACCAAAAACTCATATTGAAGATATTGTTCCACACATGGTTGAACAAGAAGTCAAAGGTATCAGTATTGCAGGATTGTATGAAAAATATGGTAGAAATTTTGACTTTATTCAGGTTGATACAGAAGGGTATGACTATGAGATATTCTTCCAGTTCCTTGAGAATGGATTCACAGCAGAATTGCTAAAGATTGAGATTGCACACATCACTTATACTAAAGCTGTGTGGATGCGTTGGAAACTAGAGCAAAGTGGTTACAAGACTTTCATTGACGGATATGATTTAATAGCCTACCAGTTCTAGTATAAATACTGGATGGCTTCAACACTTACACAACTCACCCAACAAAAAACCTCTCTGGAACAAGATTTCTTGTCCAGAAAATCTGTCACGTGGTTGCAAGACCAAATGCGGGACCTAAAATCACCGATCAAATTGGCAAGGGAAATAGCCAAAGAAAAGTCTAGACAGGGTGGCCAATTTCAGATGGGTGGTCTATACCAATTTTTCTATGATCCACTAACCAAAGCTGATTTGCCCTACTATGATATATTTCCCCTGGTAATACCACTTAAACGTGACGCCGATGGATTTATAGGTCTAAACCTGCACTATTTACCTCCTAGATATCGTGCTGTGTTTATGGACAAGTTAATGAATTTTGCTATTACTAATGATAATAATGAACCTAAACGCCTTCGTGTAACTTATGATATTTTGACGGCAACAAAGAACTTTAAAGAGTTTAGACCTTGTTTGAAGCGTTATTTGAACAGTCAGATTAAATCTAAAATTCTGACGATTCAACCACCAGAGTGGGAGGTCGCACTTTTTCTTCCCACAGCCGTTTTCAAAGGCGCACCCGTTTCTAAAGTTTATGCCGAATCGGTTGCCAAAGCACAAAGTAGGGTATACTAATGGCAGGCTCAATAGCAGATTTTAAAGCAAGTTTTAATACAGACTTAGCACGTCCTAACAGATTTGATGTTAATATACCAATTCCTATTGGCATGTTACCATATAGAGAAATCGGTAGAACACTAAAGATGCGTTGCGAAAACGCAGAACTACCCGGTCGTTCAATCTCCACAACATCAATGAAAATTTATGGTGTTGAGGAGAAATTTCCATATCAGACAGCATATAATGATATTAGTTTAACTTTTATTGTTGGTGATGATATGGCAGAGAAAAAATTCTTTGATGCATGGTTGAACTGGATTAATCCAACAATCAACTATAATTTGAAGTACAAAGCAGACTATGCTATTCCGCTTACAGTAAATCAATATGATGTTAAGAATGAATTGTCGTATTCCGTCACAATGCTCGATACATTTCCGATTGCAGTGAATCAATTGGATTTAGA